CATCTCTACGCAGATGAAGCTCACTTCGTTAAAGAAGATGTTTGGGCTGCTGTAACACCAATGCTCGCAACCACTGGAGGAACTATAAATCTACTTTCTACTCCTTTCGGTTGCGAGGGCTACTTTTATCGTTGCTTCCATGATAAGAAATTTAAAGCTATTCAAGTAAATACAGAAGATGTAGCAGAAGCAAGAGAAGAGCCACAAAGAACTCAAATGTTAGAATTTCTAAAAGATGAGAAAGAGAGAATGACTAAATTACAATACCAACAAGAATATCTCGGCTTATTTGTTGGTGGAATTATGAGATTTTTTCCAGATGAATTAATTAATTCTTGCTGTAAATTAGAAACTGATAGACCAATAATAAGATATGGAGAAAGCTTCTTAGGAGTTGATATTGCGCGTATGGGTGGAGATGAAACTGTTTTGGCTTCTGTAGATAGAATTAAAAAAAAGAAATTAAGAATGTTTGATTTAGAAATCCCAGAAGCGCAAAAGTTAACCGACACAGTCAGGTTAATTTTGCACAAAGACAAGGGAAATAATTATCGAAAAATTTATATCGACGATGGGGGTATGGGTGTCGGCGTTTATGACCCGTTAAGTGAAAATTCACAAACTAAAAGAAAAGTTGTAGCAATTAATAACGCTAAAAGAAGTATTGATAATGAAAAAGATAGAAGTAAGCCACGAAAAAAAGTTTTACTAAAAGAAGATTTATATAATAATTTAAAAAATTTAATGGAAAATAGTAATATAGATTTATTTGATGACCCGCGAGTAAGACAAAGTTTAAGGTCTATTCAATATGAAAACACTGACGGATATTTAAAAATTTATGGAAACTACTCACATATTGTAGAAGCATTAATTAGAGCTGCTTATTGTATCAAAGACAAAACTTTAAATATTTACATTTATTGAAACTAACATGGCTTACATAATGACAACCGAAGCAGAAATCGAACAGAAGATGGGAGCTGGCGTTAATGCAGCTTTTGATACAACTGCAATGACTGCTGCGTGCCTAAGAGCAGAGAGCACAATTAATTGTGTTTGTAGATTTAATTTTTCTGATGCTGTAACTACTGGACTTAATGCAGATGTAAAAGGAATATTAAGTGATGTTGCAAGTTCTTTAGTTGCTATTGAGGGAATTTCCTACGACCTAAGCGGCTACACATCAAGAATTGAAGCCGAAGACATGATTAATGTTTTAAGAGATAATGCTCTAAGAGGCTTATCAATTTTAAGAGACCAAAAAGTAGTGGTGTTTATAAATGGCGCATAATTTTAAACAATTCCCAGAACTGACAAATAACCAAATGCAATTCTATTATATGGAAAGCCCGCACAAACAATTATTAGAAGACTTTACAGCAAAGGTTGTGAAAGTTACCGACGGAGATACAATCAGAGTAGAAATTCCTGAAAGAGATTTCAGTTTCCCAGTAAGAATGGCAAAGATAGCAGCCCCAGAATTAGATGAAGTTGGGGGATTAGCAAGTAAAAACTTTCTATCAGAAAAAATCTTAGGAGAATATGTTGATATTAAATTAACTAAATCAAGAGTGGAGAAGTGGGGAAGATTATTAGCTTCTGTTATTTTTATGGGAATTGATTTAGGCGGGGCAAGCATGGATGCTGGTTATAGTGTTGCTTGGGAAAATAGGGGGAGAGGATGGTTTTAGATCTTCCAGGCGGATTGTTTGAGCAAAGAGATGTTAGGGAAACTCCCTCATCTTCATCTTCATCTTCAACTACAACTAACACAGCGCCAATAGGAGCGATAATAGCTTGGTTAAAATCTTACACAAATACTCCCGCAGCACTTCCTACTGGATGGATGGAAGCAGACGGTTCAGCAATCAACGACGCTGATAGCGTTTATAACGGACAAAATGCACCAGATTTAAATGGCGGAGAATTTATTAGAGGTGCAGCAACAAGTGGGGGAACAGGCGGTTCAGACACAATGGCTCACACCCACACAACAAATGTAACTATTGATAATCACGCAGCATTAACTATTTCAAATGAAAGTAGTCATACTCATTCTTTTTCAGACACTTCAAATGGACCAAGTGGAAATATAGGATTTAATAATGGAACAGGGGTGCCTCTTAATGTAGCAAACAATTCTCATTTGCATAATGTCTCGGGAACAACAGGCACGGGCTCAGCACATACACATGGTTTTAGTCAAAATATAAATGCTCACACTGAAAATAACCCAGCTACAAGTGCAGCTTCAAACACAGAAAACAGACCAAAGTATTATAATGTAGTTTGGATATTCAGATTTAAATAAAATGCCAACAACAAAAATAGACTCAGCAGTCTCAAGCACAAATGCACAAGATGATTATTCAGTGGATAGTGCAACAACTGACGGAGCAACAGACCAAGAAGAAACAACATGGATGAATACAAACTGGGCAGCATGGTTAGGTTATTATAAAAAAATCCCAGAGTTAGCGTCGGTAGTAGATGTAAAAGCAACTTGGACAGTGGGTAAAGGAGTTAAAGCAGATGAAATAACTACAATGCTTTTAGACACAATAAAAGGAAATGGGAAAGATACTTTTAATACAATCTTAGAAAACATGATAAGAACTTATAATATTGGGGGGGATAGTTATTGTGAAATTATTAGAGATGAAGAAGACAATTTAATTAATTTAAAACCTTTAGACCCAGGAGTGATAAAACATATAGTTAATAGACAAGGAGTTATTATAAGATTTGAGCAGACTTCTAAAACAAAACAAAAACCTAAAAAGTTTAAGCCAGAAGAAATATTTTACTTACCTCGTAATAGAGTAGCTGATGAAATTCATGGGCAATCAATCACAGAAAGATTAGTTGATATAATTTTAATGAAGAATGAAGCAATGAGTGATTATAAAACACTTCTTCATAGAAACATAGACCCTATGTGGATAATTCATTTAGACACTGATGACCCCACAGAAATCGCAGCTTTCAAAGCGAAGTATGATAAAGCACGAGCAGACAAAGAAAGTATAATGTATGTTCCCAAAGATGTTGTAGTTCCTGAATTAATTTCTACATCAGCAAACGCAGTAATGAATCCTATTTCTTGGATTGAAAGTTTAGATGCAAAGTTCTACGAATCTGCACAAGTTCCTAAAATCGTCGTCGGTGGCACAGGGGCAATCACAGAAGCCGCAGTTAAAATAGCTTACTTAGCTTTCGAGCAGACAATAAGAGAAGAACAATTATTTGTAGAGGAACAAGTTTTATCTCAATTAAATCTTTTAATAGAATTAGAGTTTCCAGCTTCTTTGGAGAATGAATTAATTTCTGACAATAATAAAGACGCTGAAACTGGGGCTACACAACCCAATGATACAACTGCGGGAAGTGAAAGATAATGGTAACTGCTGAACAAAAAAAGAAGAAACAAATAGCTTATGATAAAAGAGTTGCAGAAGTTGCAGCATCAAGAGCAGGCACAGGACCTAAAGTTGAAGCAATACATTCTAATAAAAAAGCAACTGGAACTAAAAGAATAAGTAGCTCGGGAGAAGTAGAGGAAGCAACTGGAAAGTTTGCAGAAGAAAAGAAAACAATAGAAAAAATCCCAGCTAAAGAAGTTCAACCACAAACAAGAGCTTCTGTAATAAATCTTGATAAACCAAAAACAGAAAAAACAGGGATTTCTAAATTAAGAGAAGAAGACTCTACCGTCGGTGCATTAGTAAGAGCTGCTACAGACTGGAGAACTACTGTCGGACTTGTAGCAACTTTAGGAACTTTAGGAATAGGGGCTGCTGTAATTGGGGGAGCTGGAGCAAGTGCAGCTACAACTGGAGTAGCCGCAAGGGCAGGAACTGGAGTAGTTGGAAGAATAACCTCAATGAAAATGGCCCATCAAGTTTCTAAATTTACTGGGGGATTAATTCCCAAAGGAACTGTCCAAGCCCAAAAAGCAATTATAGGAAAGAGCCCAGCAGTTGCCAGTGGAGTTGGTAAATTATTTTCTATAGGGGGTTTTAAGGCCGTTGCCACTAATCCAAAAACACAAGCATTAACAATCGGACATTTAGCAAAGAGCGGAATGGCTATAGGAGCTGCTGCTTTTGTAGTTAAAGAAGCTGCAGACACTTATCCCTTTGCTCGTTTTGAATTAGCAGAAGCTGCTGATAAAATAGGTATTGCTATATTCACAGCTGCAGGAGCAGGAAATGCAGAAGAAGTAGCAAGACTAACAGAAATTTTAAATGAAATAGTTAATCCAGATGTATGGGATAAAGTAATAGGACTTCTTCCAGGAGCAAATGTATTACAAGCCGCAAGTAAAAATGTTGCAGCAGCACAAGTAAGTGCGGCGTCTATTTTAAAATCATCACAAAAGAAACTGGCTGATGCACAAGCCAAAGCAGAAGAACCATCCTTTGAAGAAGAAAGAGTTGCTGGAGAGGAAAGAGCAAGAGAGAGAGAACTAGAGAGGAGAGAAGAAGATACAGAATATTTTGATAAGCAGAGAGAAGAAGCTGATGAAAGAAAAGAAGAACAAAGAGAAGAGGACAAAGTTCATTGGGCAGATATTGAAGCTAAAAGAGTTGCAGATAAAGAAACTGAAAGAGCTGCTGATGATGCTTACTGGAAAAAGATAACAGAAGAAAATGCAAAAAGAAAAGCTGATGATAGAGCAGCTGACGAAGCATACTGGAAAGAAATTAAAGAAAAGAATACTACAGAACCGTGGACTCCTGCAGATAAAGCAGTTGTAGATAACTGGAACGCAGGCAAATCAGCATTAAATTTTGGATGGTTATTTTCATAATGGAAATAGAAGATGTAGTTGAGATGACGAGAAAGGATGAGAATATAAGATTAAAAGCTATAAGAAAAGATTTAGGATTAATTGGATATAGAGATTATATCAGAGGGTATAATGAAGCAACAGATTATTATATTAAGTTAAAGGAAATTTATAATGGCTAAAAAAAAAGTAAAAACAGATTGGAAAGTTATTTCCGTGGGAATGGTATGTCTTACCGCAGCAGAGATCACAGCACTTATCTTAGGATACAACGGGACAATGTTAAAGTTGTTTCTTGTTATAATGGCTCTTGCTATCGGTGTGAAAATAGAAACTCCAAACTTCTTAAAACAATCTTAAACCAAGTTTGAAAGGAGGTAAATTAAAATGGATGAAAATAAAGAAGAAAAATCAACACCAAATAACACTGGAGAAAGGAGCGAGCCTAAAAGCACTCAGCTTATTGACGACGCAAACCTTGCTGCAAAAAGGATGGAAGATGCCAATAAAGAAAAACGAGAACTCTTGGACAGAGAAGAAGAATTAGCAGCTAGGAAAGCGTTGGGCGGACGAAGTGAAGCTGGGCAAGAAACAACTCCTAAATTTTCCGAAGAAGAAATTGCATCGAGAAAAAGAATTAAAAATATAGCGGATGCAAGTGGTGCATCATGGGGAAAGAACTATGAGTAAAGAAGTTGGTTATGAAGATTGGGATAAAGTTTGTAAAGCCTGTGAAAAAGAATTTGAGTTAATTGATAGAACAAGAATCTCAATGGATATTGCAGAACAATGTCAAAGGATAACTTACGAATTTGCATTAAAAGAGAGAGCAAAATTTCCTAAACCAAAAGAAGAAAAGAAAGAGAAGTAATTAATAATGTAAAATCTACAGGCTTCGCCTTACAACGCGTTTGAGCAAACATTTAAATAGTTTATTTTTATATTTAATTTATGCAAGCTGAAATATTATATTTATTAGGAAATAATGGAGATAGAATACCTTATGTTGTTGCTGATGGGAGTGCTATTGCAGTGGGCGATTTCTTAGAATTAGCGGATAACAGAATTGTTACTGCTCACTCAACAAATGTTGATACACCTATTGTTGGAATTGCTGCACATGAAAAAGTAGCTAACGACGGACATACTTCTATAACTGCAATTACAAACTGCGTTTTTAAAGCAACTGTAGATGGTGCTGGTTGCACTATTGGAGATGAAGTTTCAATGGGTTCTTCAGCTGGAGAAGTTGAACTTGCATCAAGTTTAGATGGGGAGAAAGGATGGGCTGTTGGTAGAGCAGAACAAACTGCGTCTGGTGCAGAGACAGCTATTATAAGGAGTAAATTTAATTAAAATGGAAGAAGAAAAA